CATCGCCGCGGCCACCCTCCGCACGTCCGCGCGGGTGTTCACCACGGACGCGGTCTTCGACGAAGCGGTCCTCCTCCGGGCCGCTCACCAACTCGCGGCGTCGCCTGGCGGACAGGCCGCGCGCCTGGAGGGTGTGGCGCTCGCCTCCCCCTCCAGCGTCGCCGCGGACCTCGGGCGGACCACCTACGGCGCCTCCCTCCTGGCGCTGTTGAGGGAGCGTGCGGGCGGCCCTCACATGATCGGGTGCGGCCCCCTCGCATGAGCACCGTGCGCGACACCGACAAGGGCGCGCGGGCGCTCGCGACCCGGCTCCACCGGGCGGCGGGCTCGCGCGTCAAGGTGGGCGTGCTGGACGACGCCCCGAAGGAGGAGGGGGAGGGCCGCGCGGGTGGTGCCCTCTCGCTCGTGGAGGTCGCCGCGCTCCATGAGTTCGGCGCGCCCCCGCACATCCCGCAACGCAGCTTCGTTCGCGCGGGCGTGGACGAGAACCTCCCCGAGATTCGCCGCGTCCAGCACGCGCTTGCGGTCCAGGTGTTCAAGGGCTCCACGGAGCTCCCTGTCGCGCTCGATAGGCTCGGGGCGAAGGTGGCCGCCCTCCTCCAGAACCGTATCGCCCGCGGCATCGCCCCCGAGAACGCTCCCTCCACGATCGCGCGGAAGGAGAGCTCGACGCCGCTCGTGGACACCGGGCAGCTCCGCGCGTCCATCACCTGGAAGGTGGAGGCGTAGCGTGGCGATGGATCGCGCCACCGCGGAGGCCGCACTGGTGACGTGGGCCGCGCTCGTGACGGGCGCGGACGCGGCCGTCTGCCAGTGGGAGAACGCCCCGCGCGTCATCCACCAAGGGACGCTCATCCTCCTCTCGGAGGTGAGCTTCACCGAGGTGGGCGCGGACGCCGCGGCGTGGGCGTACACCTCCAACGCGGACCCGCTCTTGGAGATGACACCCACCGCGTGGGGCGGGCGCCTGTGGGTGGTCCAGGTGAGCGTGGAGGTCCACGATCAACGCGCCGCCACCAGCGCCCGCGCCGTGGCGCAGACGGCCGCCCTCCGTGCTTCGTGGCCCCGAGCGCGCGCCCTCCTCACCGCCGCCGGGTGCGCCCTCGCCTCGGTGGGTCCGGTGCGCCGGGCGGACTACAAGGTGGACGGGCGCATGGTCTCGCGCGCCCTCTTCGAGCTCCGCCTCAACACCACCGTCTCCGCCGCCGACACCGCCGGCCGTACCAGTTACATCGCCACGGTGGAGGCGACCGCGACGGTCGTTGACCCCGCGGGCAACACGCTCCCCTCCGCCATTCAGCCCACCGGAGACATCGGTCCATGAGCTTCGCCGACGCCATCGCCAACGTCACCATCACCCGAGCCAACGTCACGCCCTCGCGCGCCGGGTTCGGCGTGCCGTGCATCGCCGCGTATCACGCCCTCAACAACGACCGCGTGAGGACCTACTCCAGCCTTGCGGGCATGGCCTCGGACGGCTTCCGCTCGCACGACCCGGCGTACAAGGCCGCCGCCGCGATGTTCTCGCAGACGCCCCGGCCCCGCACGGTGAAGGTGGGCCGCCGCGCCTCCGCGCCGACGCAGATCGTCCGCCTCACGCCCGTGAGCCCGAGCGCCTCCGAGGTCTACACCCTCAAGGTCGACGGCTTGGAGGTGACGTTCACCGCAGACTCCTCGCCGACCGTCGCGGAGGTGTGCGCGGGCCTCCAGGCGGCGCTGGCGGCTCTCGCCGACGTGGACGCCATCCTCTCGGGCGGCGCCTCCTCCGCCTCCTCCCAGACGCTCTCCGGTGCGTCGCTGAACGGCGCGACGGGCTACCGCACGATGGCGACCGCGCGCCACATCACCCTGGTGTTGTCCTCGCACGTGGATTGGGACGCCACCACCGCGACCCTCACCGGGAAGGACATCGACGGGAACACCATCACGGAGTCGCTCACCATCCCGAACGGCGGCGCGGTGACGGTCACCAGCGTGAAGCGGTACCGCTCGGTGACCTCGCTCGTGATCCCCGTCCAGAGCGGCGCGGGCGGGACCTTCACCGTGGGCGTGTCGGCCCCCGTCACCGCCACCGACGACACCACCCACGTGACGTGTACGTCCCCGGTCGCGGGCGAGATGCACTCCTTCGAGCTGGTCTCGACGTCGCTCGCGTCCACCGGCGTGTTCAACGTCTCCCTCGAGGACCGGACCACGGACCCGGGCATCGCCGCGGACCTCGCGGCCATGCTCGCCGCGGACGCCAACTGGTACGCGGTGGTCATCGCGGACAGCGCCGGGAAGGCGGAGGCCACTGCCGCCGCGGCGTACCTGGAGACCGTCCGGCGCATCGCCCTCTACCAGACGGCGGACGCCCTGGCGCACTCCTCCTCCAGCGTGGACGACGTCGCCTACAACCTCAAGGCGACGGGCTACACGCGGTCCAGCGTGTGGTTCTACCCGCACCTCGGGCTGTCCACCGGGCAGCTCGCGGCGGCCGTGCTCGGGCGCTGCCTCCCGCTCAACCCGGGCAAGGTGACCTTCGCTCACAAGGAACTCTCGGGCGTCACGGTGGCGTCTCCGACGGAGACCCAGAGCGCCAACCTCGAAGCCAAGAACGCGAACCACTACACGGAGATTGGCGACGGCGGCGACACCTTCCCCGGCAAGAGCTGCGAAGGGGAGTACATCGACGTCATCCGCGACCTCGACAAGAGCTACTCCCGGATGCAGACGGCCGCGCTCTCCGTGGTGCGGAGCTCGGACAAGGTGCCGTTCGACGACAACGGGATCGACACCATGGGCGGCGCCATCCGCGGCGCGCTCAAGGCGGACGAGACCGATGGCATCTACGCGAAGGGCTCCACGAGCGTCACCACCCCGGCCGCGTCCGCCGTGAGCTCGGGCGACAAGGCCGTGCGCAACCTCACCGGCGTGACCTTCTTCGCCCGCGTGGCGGGGGCCATCCACATCACCGAAGTTACCGGCACCGTGAGCGTCTGAGAGGACCCGGACCATGGCAGACCTGAACGTCTACGATTCAAACGAGTTCTCCGTCACCCTCGGGAGCGTCACCGTCAACAGCGGGCGCGGCGGGGGTGTCTTCCACAGCCTCAAGCCGCTCGCGCCGGACTACGTCATCCAGCGCGGCGCCGACGGGGAAGCCACCGCTTCGAAGAGCAACAACCGCGGCGGGACCGTGGAGCTCACGGTGATGCAGAACTCCCAGGCCCACAAGGACCTCCACGCCCTCCGCGCGCTCGGGCTCGCGTCCACCAACGGCGCCTCGGTGGTGGCGTACCAGGCGCGCGACCGCCTGAACGGCCTCCGCTTCGAGGCGGAGAAGGCCATCGTCACCGAGCGCCCCGCGGAGGACTTCGGGCGCGAGGCGGGCGAGCGGACGTGGAAGATTGAGCTGGCGGAGTACACCGTCACGGATGAGACGGCGGGGGCCTGATGCGCGAGCCGCAGTCCACCACCATCGGCTCATGGCGCTACACCGTGAAGCCCCTCCCCGCGGGCCAGGGCCTGGCGCTCATGACGCGGCTCTCCAAGATGCTCGGGCCGGGCGTCGCCGCGCTCGTGTCGGGCGAAGGGGGCGGCGCTATCGGGCGCGCGCTCGCGGGGCTCCTCGAGCGGGTGAGCCCGGAGGAGGTGGTGGACATCGCGCGCCAGCTCGCGGCCACCACCGAGGTGTCGCAGGCGGGCGCCTCGAAGACCGCCAACCTCGCGGAGGTCTTCGACCTCCACTTCGCCGGGGACTACCTCCCGCTCCTGGACTTCCTTCGCTTCGCGCTCGAGGTGAACTTCGGCCCTTTCGTCGAAGGGCTTCGCGCGCGCCTCGGGCGCGGCGGCGCCGCGGCGGGGTAGCCCTCCACCTCCCGCCCCACGTGCCGTGGCTCGTCCACCGTGTGGCGGTCTCTCGGCGGTACAACGACTCCCTGGCGGACATCATGGAACGGTGGAGCATCGACGACGTGATCACCGCCAACGAAGTGCTGGACGCCCTGGACGATGCCGCCGACCGGGCGGAGAAGGAGGCGGACCGTGGCCGAAGGTGACGCGCTTCGCGAGGTCTTCGCGGAGTTCGGGATTGAGTTCGACGACGCGCAACTCCAACAGGGGTCACGCTCCGTCGGCGGCATGGTCGCGCGCGTCCGCGAGCTCGGGGCGATGCTCGCCGGGAACGCCATCGTCGGCGCGATTCGCGACTTCGCCAACTCCTTCGAGGAGCAAGCGGGCGCCCTACAGGACAGCGCCTCCGCGCTCGGGATCACCACCGCGCAGTTGCAGGAGCTCCGCTTCGCCGCGACCGCCGCCGGGCTCTCGACACAGGCCGCGGATGCCTCCCTCCTCCGCCTCCAGCAATCCGCCGCCGGCGCCGCCTCGGGCTCGAAGGCACAGGCCGACGCCTTCCGCGCGCTCGGGGTGGACGTACGCGACGCCTCGGGGCGCGTGCGCGACCTCTCCGAGCTCTCGGACGACGTCGCCGCAGGCCTCGGTCGCATCGAAGACCCGTCGCGCCGCGCACAGGTGGCCGTCGACTTGTTCGGCCGCTCGGGCGCGCGCCTCGCGACGGTGATGCACGAGGGCGAAGGGGGCCTCGCGGCACTGCGCGCGGAGCTCGGGCTCCTCGGCGGCGGCATGAGCTCCGAGGCCATCGACGCCGCGAACGCCTACGGCGACGCCACCGACCGGCTCACGGTCGCACAGGACGCGCTCCGCTCCGTGCTCGCCACCGCCCTCCTCCCCCTCCTGACCACCTTCGTGAAGAAGCTCACGGAGGTGGAGGCGTGGCTTGTGAAGACGGCGCGCGGAACCCACGTGGTGGAGCTGGCGCTGGTGGCGCTCGGTGGCGCCGCGACCGTCCAGGCCGCGAAGATGCTCCGCGCGTGGGCGCCCGTCCTCCTCCCCTTC